AATTTTTGTATTACTATAACCAGTAAAGAATCGGTTAGAATCCGTATCTCTATGGTTTTATCATGCCTCAGAATCTGAGGATTACATGATGAGGTTTATACGCCTTAAGTATAAGATTTTAAAGCTCAATGAAGAAAACTTATATCAAAATTCTTTGAAGAATAATGATATTAGTCTTTCCTTCGATTGATACATCAAAATACCTTCGTCCATTATTCAAGGTAGTATTTAAACTACTTAAAAATAATGGAACTATCTACACCATCAAATATCTAAAAAGGGTAAGATTACATTGTACTAGGTACATATGTGGTCATCCCCTTTTTATAAATGATATGATGATAGGTATAGACAAAGAAGGTTGACCAAAAGTTTTCTCCTTCTTGAAACCACTTGTAGATGGTAATTTGGAATCACTAAAATATCTGTTTACAATCCTTAACTTCACAAGAAGTTGGGATTTAACAAATAAAGAGTGATCCAAAATCAAACCTGATTACGATAGTATAACAAATGGATCAAAAATGACTCATATTATACCATCAGGTGTAATCAATAAGTTTGTTCAAGAATATAGATTAAAATCTACCCATCCTGAGTTTGATAAGTTAAAAGATGTATATCTTTCAACTAAAGCTGGACCAAATGGCCCAGCAACATTATCAGCTCAGCAAGATCTTTTGAATTTTGACTATCCAATGATGGATAGAATTTTCAAAATTACAACAGATGAAGGGATAGATTTCTTTTCTAAGAATTATTCGGAAGCCTTTAACAAAATGATAAAACCATCAAAGTTAAGAACTTTGGGGAAAATATCTTTTGTAAAGGATCCGGAGTGTAAGTTAAGAATAATTGCGATTAGTGATTACTTTTCACAATTATATCTTAAACCTATACACAATAAGATAATGAATAAACTTCAAAATCTTCCTTGTGATAGAACTTACACTCAATCTCCATTTAATAAATGAGAGATTAATAACGAGAATTTCTGATCCTTGGACTTAAGTTCAGCGACTGATAGATTTCCTGTAGAATTACAGAAAAGGCTAATGGCTAGAATCTTTGATATGAAACTAGCACAAGCCTGACAATCTATCCTTCAAGAAAGAAGTTTTAGTACTCCAGAAGGTTTACAGTTAAAATATAAAACTGGTCAACCTATGGGTACTTATTCCTCTTGAAGTGTCTTCACCTTGACTCACCACTTAGTTGTATACTATTGTGCACAACTTTGTGGGTACAAGAACTTTGATCAATATATAATTCTTGGGGACGATATTGTCATAAAAAATGACAAGGTCGCCAAGAAGTATATTGATGTAATCAAAGGACTTGGTGTTGAATTATCTTTGCAAAAAACACATGTATCATCAAATACATATGAATTTGCTAAAAGATGAATTCAAGAGAGTCATAACCGTGAGATAACAGGACTACCACTTGGAG